ATATGGCACACTTAAAGCGTCATATAGAAACCATCACATTCTAGGCGATCAAGCCAAGCTGATTGGCAAAGGTGTTACCACCAACAAATACCCTATGGTAGACAAAGGTGTTCCATATGTATACGACGTCCCCAACGACGGTCATCAAATAGCAGTAGAGGTATACGAGATACCAGACAAAGTTTCAAGAAACTGTATTGATACCTTAGAAGGTCACCCACACCACTACGAACGTAAGATAACTTCTATAGACGTAGACGACGGCACAACAATAAATGCTTGGCTCTACTTCTCAGCAGAAACCAAAACATACTCAAAACATATGAAATTACAACAATGTTACTAAACACATAGTAGGTATAATACTAATAATAATATATCTACTTATGACTATTGTGTTCTTATACACAGTATCAAATCCATCAAGATATAATCATGTTATATCTTTTGTTATCACTACTATCACAAATACAAACTACATTATATAATATACGATGAATACATCATTATCAAATACAGAGCAAAAGAACAAAAAAGTTCTTATCGAAGTCGATCAAACAACATACGAAACACTAGTGCAACTTAAAAGCATAGACAGCATTGCACCTAAGGTTCGTATTCAAAACATTATTAGAACTATTGTATCTGAAGGTAAACTTACAGCACACACTGGTATGTAATGGTTAAGCTAAGCCGTAGTCTCACGCTTCTTGTGGGGCTACGGCTTTTTTTATGGGCGAAGCTAACATAAATCAGCTGTCGATGTCCAACCGCAACCCACACATATCCACCACACATACCCTAGCGCAAGTCCACGAGATTGCACCGTCGATTCACTCGCAGGTATTCCAAGTGTGCCTGTTGCTGCTCTCACCGTTGTGAGAGAGCAGCATCTAGGCTATCTCCGTAAATAATAAATAAATAAACATACTATGCCTAATAGAAAAAAATCAACCACATCAACTGCTACTGAAGTAAACGTTGTTATCACTAACGCAACTTCCAATCCAGGAGCTAAGCCCACAGCTTGGGCAAACAATGCCAAGATTAAGATTAACGGAGTCGCAACTGATGTTACGCTCTGGACTTCATCTACTTCTAAGCCTGTTTACACGCTCGGTGAAACCGTTCGTTGCAATCTTATCCGCAAGAAAAATGGTGAGCATTACTTCGGAACCTCTTACGTTCCTGACTCTGAACTGGACAACGTGACTCTCTAGTCTCCACAAGCGAACCCTAGGTGCTCTTTGCATCTAGGGTTTTTTTGTGTGCGAGCACGAAAAAACATCTGCAACAACAAACACACGCAAACGTCCACAAGATGCCACCCACGATCACACCGCTAGTTCCACCACCAAACCCACCGCTACTATCATCGGCGCGTCCTCATGCGTGTGACCAAAGGTGTGACTAAGGGGGAAAAACCAACAGAGCACTATCGAAAAGGGTGCTCACATTTTTGCACCTATTTGTCCACAAAGAACCCCACTCAGAGAACACAAATAAAAACTCCGAGTGGGGCCACTATACTATATAACCGAATGAACAATAACTAGAGGAGAACCGTAGGTATATACTTAGTGTATACTTAGTGTTGACTCTATGTCAAGACTACTACGACGTTTTATAAACAAATATTCCTAGTGTTAACTATTAGTGTCCCCTCGTGTTAGTCCACGATATGGTTCATAGTATATTGAACACGACGTAAGTGAAAACACCAAGGAGTGTTCTTTCTCTATAGGTGACGTCGTAGACGTCTGCACCAATTACTCACTCATAGTTACACCTGCGTATGCACCAATAATGAGCCATAAATGCCCCTAGAAGGGCTTTTGATTAATTCTGAGGGTAGACACACTACATCCAAGTCATAACGCCACCAGCAGCCCCTGAGCGTGTCTTGAAATATGTGTCTTTAAACTTCCGTAATTCTTGGTCAACCAACTCGGTTTTACGATCACTAATCTTTAGGTCAGCGTCTTGTGCCATCTGCTGAACCCAATAGTTGACAGCGATGCTCAAAGCGTCCAATCTGTCGTCATGCCGTATGCTTCCCTTGGTAGTAGTGATCCTACTCATTTGATAGAAAAGTTGATACCACAACTGATGTTCTTGGGGATACCCTTGAACGGACTCGAAATCGCTACGTATAGTAGCAGTGTTGATGACGAGCCTATGCTGATTCATAATTGGCTCAAGAGTGTCGATGATTCGTTTCTCCTTCTGGGTGTGGTGGCGAACCTCGGTGATACTACAAGGGTGAATCTTATTGAGGACAGGCTTAAATATCTCAACAAACATACCATCACCAAAGTTACTTTCGACGACGACTTCGTTGACTTTGAAAGCATTGGCTTTTATCGCTAGTTTCTTGAGAACCTCTTCTGAGTATCCTCCTTGCATACCCCCTGTGTCTAGGACGTAAAGGAAGCCGTTAAGCATCTTAACAATAGCCCAAGAGGTTTCGTCTTTACCTCTACCAGAAGGGTCAACAGACATAACAGCCCCTGTGTATGGTATGTGGTCACCAATGAGCTTCAGGGGTCTGTTATAGCGATCTGAGCTAAACCCTACGTTGGGAACACTACCATCCCATCCTAGGTCTGGTGAGTTAGCCCATACCACTTTCTCTGGGGCGAGGTCGTTGTCGACGTCCATAACGATCAGGTCGTTCAACTTAAGTGGGTAGCGATCAGCATCAGAACGCTTAGTGTTCAACATGAACTGCATATTGAATCCACTACGTCCGTAACTAAGTTCTCGCTCCTGTAGGTCTATGTCAGAGAACCGAGTGGGTTCTGTAGACTTTCCTGCTTGGTTAACGTCGATGCAGAGATCACTGACGTTACACGAATAAGTGTTTTCGTTCTCAGACTGAGATATATACCTAGACGTCCATATCTTCGCCTTGTAGTCACGATCTAAAAGCCTGTTGTAGATACTGTCCTCGGTCTGCGGTGTGCCTAGAAAGATGATTTTAGAGTCCTCCAGAGGCTTCAGGATGGAGTCAAACTCCTTAACCTGCTCAGAGAGCTTCCAGCGCATACCATGTGTCGCTGAGTTGTTAGGGACTTCGATGTCGTCGGCTACGATAATATCGGCACGAGACCCTGTTAGCTGACTAGATACACCCAGAGATTTCACTGAGGGCGCGTGGCTGGCTGGAGCAGGGCCGACGTCGAACGAAATCTTACTGAAACGCTGTGACTGAGAGGGTATCAGGTGCTTTAGCAGGGGCATATCATGGATAAGCCTCAAGGTAAAGGTGCTGAAGTCGTCAGAGCGTGTCTTACTGGCTGATACCACCAGAATATTCTTTGATGGATCAAGGTATAACTGGTGAACAACGAAGCTAGAACAGATCCAAGACTTACCAATACCACGGAAAGCCTCAATGATCGCTCTTCGTGGGCCAGATTGCATAAAATCAGCAATCTCATACTGCAACTCAGTGGGTTGAGGCAGATTTAAATGCTTCCAAGTTAAAAAGAGGAAGTTTTTGAAGTCTTTTAGCTGCTCTGGGACTTCCATTTACTTGTTTCGTGATCTGTTTTTAGACCTGCTAGATATGCGAAGGTTACTTCTGCTGTTATTTAGTGGGTTTCTGTCCTTATGGTCAACATCTTTACCGTTTATTCTAGCATTTCCTAGCTTTTTTCGCATAGTTCGCCTAGCTTTGTTCCTACCAGCGCGTCTACGCTTCTGCTCAGTGCTGCTATGGTAGTTATCATACTCCTTGCGATAGTTTCTACTCATTTACTGTCTTTATGTTGTCGACGCCGTCGTCGAATGGTAAGGCTTCAATTAGATTACCCAGAGGATTGCCGTCATTGGCTACCGCTTGGATACCATTATCTTTAAGAAGCTGCCTAGCAGCCCCTAGGTCAGCAGCAGTAGCTTCCCCTGTTTGGATTCTTCGCAGCATCTCGTCAATCAAGATGTCTTGAAGCTGTTGGAGTCTATCCGATGTATTATTATGTTCCATTTCTTACTTTAGAGCGTCTCCGTAGTAGTTGATTGATTTCTTCTTGTAGCTCAGGGAACTCCTCAAACATCTTACGTTTACCGACACGGCGGTATCTGTTGATAATTTTCTGAAGTGCTTTAACTCGTGGCGGTTGAACACCGAGGTCTAACTCTGCATCAGTCCCTGCTGGTATACGTTGGTATCGTGGGCTAGAGATAAACTCGTTAAGCGTCTCTCTAAGAGTCCTACCGTTAATCTTAACATTACCTGACTGCTGTTGGAAGTTGTCGTAGGCAGTCTGACCGTCTTCCTTGGTGAACTTACGCATATCAAACGTGTTCATAAGCTTAGCCTTAGGAATACTGAATCCCTTGTTAAGACGAGCGATCTCTTGGTCTACAGGGTCGTCACTAATGGAACGAATGTAAGAAGGGAACAGAGGGCCAGCAGGTGTGTTCTCAATCATGATCTTCTCACCCAAAGCATTACGCTTAGGCATCAGACGATCACTGTAAGGTGTGCGCTTAATGATACGATCAACGAATCCACGCGCCTCCTTGAGTTCTCTGACTTGTTGGAAGTTCATGGTCTGCTGAAATGCTGTAGGAACGAAGCCAGCAAAGACGTCGCCGACGGCTCTCTCGGTTGCTCCTAGAGGGTCTTTAAGAACATCCATCATATTAGACATACCTTGCAAGAATGACTTATTGGCGATGTTGTTGACGACCGACAGAGAAAGAACACTAAAGGCATTTTCAGCGAAATCTCCGTCAACCTCTTGGTATTTGAAGGCTTCAACCATGTCCACATACATACCAAGAACACTACTCATAGGATCAAGCTTTACATAGCTCCAATACTTGTCTCCTATTTTAATAGAGTATGGCTGCCATCCAGACATCTGCAAAGCACGGCGACGATCAGAGTCTGCTGGGCCACCTCCAGTGATTACACCCTTGTCAGAACTCATGAGCGCATAGTAAAGCGCAGTAGCACTAAACATGATGCCTGTTGAAAGCTTACCATACGCTTCAGCCCTGACTAGTGGGTCTTTAGATAGGAAAGCAGACCTCAGATCAGCTTGTTGCCCTGTTAGCTTACCTAGGAACGCACGAGAAGCATCACTGCCCAAACGTATCACGTCCTTACTTGCAGGGGTGCGCTCAATGGCGGTCTTTAGGATGTTTGTGGGAGTGCGGATGAAAGGAACGACAAACGATATAAACCGTGTTGCGTCATTACGCTTCAATGCATTAATACCATTACCCATCGCCCCAAGAACGGTGTCTGGGTCGAGGTCTTCGGTGAAGGTATTTTCTCGTGCAAACTTAAGAGCATAATCAGCGTGAGCGTTAAGCTCTTTATCAGCCATCTGCCTTGGGATAGCTTCACCATCTGCGCCCCTGAGTTTACCTTTACGATACTCAGCGTCTAACACTCGTGCCTCTTCTGGAGTGATCTCTCCGCTTTCTAGCTTAGGCTTGATGTTGTTGTTATACCAATTCAGGTCGAGGTTTTCTTGGTTATACGCTCGACCTTGTTGAAGAATCTTAGCGTAGTTCTCTTTCAGGTATTTCTGAAGCCCTTCGCCTCGCAGGTTCTTATTACTGATTGCATCGTATGCAAGCATGGTCTTAGCCATGTATCGGTAATTGATCTGCTTGAAGAACTCGTCTCCTGCTTGTAGAGCATTAGAAGGTAGTCGAATACCCTTACCTAGTAAGTTGATTGCTGAACCCCATACTCCCATTGATTCAACGGAAACAGGCTCTGAAAGACCAGCTATATTTCCCATTTGTTCACCGATGTTTTTAGCGGTGATCTTTGGCTGGGAGATGTAGCCGTCGTCGAAGGCTTTACTACCTTGAGTCAGAATACTACCTTCCTTAACGGATTTAGCAGCTACCTTAAGAGACTCAGCAAAGGCTTCAAAACTAAAGGCAGACCCTATAGCAGCGCGTAGCAGCTTAGGGTTACCAGTAATGGTTGCACCTACTGCTGTCTCCATGATACGCAGTGCAAACAGCGCACCGTTACCTACGATATTAACAATCTGAGTTGTGGGGCCTGAGAGTAGCGAATTAGTCCAATACTCAAGAGTAATGTCCATCAGCTTAGAGCCATGCATACCCTTAGCGATCTTGGTTACTTCTTCTGCTGATTTAGCATTAGCGAAGTCCTCGACGCGGTCAGCAAAGGCTTGGTCAGACTCTACGCCCTTTTGATTGATGTAGCTTCCGATGCCTCGTGTATCTCGTGGGCCTTGAACTCCGATTTCCTTGTTGTTCAAAGGAGACTTTGTAAGGATACTCTGAACGGACGGAAGGATTCCACTGGCTAACTCTTTGTCGTCACCTTCAAGTAAGGCTTTACGCTGAATAAGACTACGACCTAATTGACTACCATATAGATTCCAAATGCGACCAAGTTCATACAGTCTATCTGTAGCCTCCAAGAACTCAGCCTTCTGTGCTGCTGTAATATTCTCTGCGCCTTTTTGTTTTAGCTCTTTAGCTTTGTTACGAATCTTATTGTCAAGAGCAGACATTACCCTGTAGACGGCAGCTTGCTCAAGCCTGATTTGATTTAAGGACTCTCCTCGTTGTAGCATGGTTTCGTAGGAAGCCGTAAAGGTATCGCTACTTCCACCTAGGGCTGACGTAAGGTTTTCTGTTGTTTGACGTAAATCATCAAAGTTAACCTCTGATTCAGGAAGTGCTTTTTTAAGGTCGTCGACGACGTTTCTCAACAAGATAGACAACCCAGCAGATGAACCAATGTTATTCAGGGCGTTATCAAGAGCCTTAGAACCCATGATTGTTTCACCCTCACGGATAATTAGAGGTTCTCGTTGTGATCTATCAGGGTTGACAAAGAGGTCATCTGCTTCGCCTGAGAACAACTTTGTAACCCGAAGTGGTTTATTGGTTCTGACTCCTGTCTTGCTGTATCTTCTTACTATTTTAGTATCATAGTTATTTTCAGCAAAGAACTTAGCCTCCTTCCGAGTCATATCTAGCTCTTTTTCGAGTCTTCTAACTTTTACTGTATTATTAAGTTCTTTATACTCCTTAATGTGCGCCTCTAAACGGCTGATGTTAGCTTCAAATCCCCTTTTAATTTTTTCTGGATCAGTGAGTTCTGTTTTGGGACGCATTATCTCGTCGCGAGCTTCAAACAGACGCTCACTTCTAGTTGCGCGAGCTTCTTTTGAAGTAACTCCTTCTTCTATATCTCTAAATCCACTTCCGTAACTATAGTCTGATTTTGTAGTAGATATTAGTTTGCTATTCTGCTGCTTTAGCCCCTCTTCAAGAGTTATGTTTGCTAATAAAATCTCTTGACTAACTCTTTGAGCGCCAGTTGGTTTGCGTAGTTTGGCTTTAGATTCAGGGGTAAGCTTACCTTCAGGAGTAACTTCAATATCTAAATCTTTTAAAAGCTTCTGCATTAAAGCTCTTCGCCTTTTGCTAAATGGAATTGGAGTCCCATCGTCAAAAGTCTTTTTGTTTAATATGACGTCATATACCTTAGGAAGTTTATTTTTATGAAGGGTATTTAATAGGAGTCTTGCTTTCTTAAAATAAGCTCTATAAAGATTATCAGAGGCTATACGAGTTGCCTGAGCCATGAGAACCTTAGACCTCTCCGTTGGAGCTGCTTCTAATTTAGGGTCGCGCTTAACTAATTTGTTAGCGTTGTCTTTAATAACGCTTCTTAGTTTAGTTACTTGCTCCTTTGGAAGAGACCTTGCCCACTCCCTCAGTTGATCGCGGAAGGGATCAGCAGGTGCGCTTAGATTACGACGTTTTGAAATAAACTCAGATAAAACCTCCGCATGGTTTGGTGTCTGCTTTGAATAATATAATAACTTCTTGCCGTCCAAAGCACCAGAGTCAATCTGATCCAAGACCCATTGTCTTCGCTCTTGTTTGACGTTGGTGTGATCTGT